ATAGTTATGGATAATCACATTGTTTACGACTTGGTCTTAATGGAGGCCGATAGGATTGCGTATTACCGTAGGAAGGAACTTGACCTTTACTACAAGGATGCGCAGGGTAACTTCATGACTATTGGGGAGGCGTACAGCGACGAGTCTGATGAGTTGATTGGAATGTTGCTTAAGAAGAAAAAGCTTCGTTATTGCGTTGCCTTCATAGACACCTTTGATTTGCAGGACGAGTTAAAGCCGTCGGCATTCAGGACGTTGCGTTTCTTCGTAAAGAACATGGCGTATGGAAATCATCTGAAGAAATATGGTATTAGGGATATTGTGAATGCTATGGGGTTAAAGACAGATTATGTCATCAGTAGCATCAAACAATTATGTGAGAAAGATATCCTTAGATTTACAGTCGAAAAAGGTAGAAGAGATTATATGGTCAACCCAACGGTATTCTATAAAGGCACGATGAAGAAGATGCTTTACTCTACCAAAGAATTTAATAACATGCCCAAGAGGGATTATGAACTTAATGTCATCGAAAGTAAACTCATAAACATTTTCTAATGGAGATAACTCGCCACAGCAGAAACGTGCATCAGATGCAGATGCAGGGAATGACAGTTCGGATTGCTATGCTTTCGGACTTACACTGGGATAACCCACATTGCGATAGAGACTTGCTTAAACGTCACCTAGACTATTGCGTAGAAAACGAAATCCCCGTGATGCTGAATGGCGACACATTCTGTTTGATGCAGGGGCGTGGCGATAGACGTGGAAATAAGAGCGACATCAGACCTGAACATAACAACGCTAGATATCTTGACTCTGTAATCGAGACTGCGGTGGATTGGTTTGAACCTTATGCACACATAATAACTGTGATTGGATACGGGAACCACGAGACGGGGATTATCAAGTGGCAGGAGACGGACGTTGTACAGCGATTCGTTGACTTGCTTAACTACAAAGCAGGGTCGAATATACAGACTGGCGGATATGGTGGATGGCTTATCATCAATCAGTTCCCCGGTGAAAGCACCACTTCTTCTATATCTACCAAGATTAAATACTACCACGGCTCGGGCGGTGGCGGTGTAGTTACCAAGGGGGCGATTAACATGACCCGTGCGCTTGAAACGTATGAGGGAATGGACGTGTTTACCATGGGACATATCCACGAAAACTCTTCTCGTAACGACGTGCGTGAAACGATTGACTTCCATTCAAAGACAGGATACACTATTAAGCACAAGAACATACACCTCATGCTTACTGGTACTTACAAAGAAGAATACGGAGAGGGATTCAGTGGGTGGCACGTTGAAAGAGGTGCGCCACCAAAGCCATTAGGAGGTAGAATTTTGGAGATACACTGCGCAAGAAATCAGTCAAATGGTTCAGAAATAAAAACAAAAATAATAGACAGTAGGAAATTTCCAATTTAATCGTATATTTGTAAACCTCATTGCATTTGTTCTCGCATATTTGGTTTTTTAGGTTTTCATGTTTAAGGGATGCCCTGCTTCGGTGGGGCATTTTTTTATTCAAAAAAGTTCGTAAAAATATATTCATTACATTTGTCCTAAACATTTTATTATGTTAGGAAAGATGATGGGCATTGACCCTAAGATGATTAAAAAAGACTACAGCTCTAAGAAGGTGAAGAAAGAAAGCGCCTTGAAAAAGTCTACGTCTAAAAATAAGGCAAGTGGCTGCAAAGGATAAGAGATATTATGATGCCATTGCCAGTATGGATAAGGATATTCGCAAGGACTATGCAGATGATGCACGGAACAATGCTAATGATAATAGAGTCCTGAAAAAGAAGATATGGGACTTATATGTAAAGGCGAGGTTCGCCACAAATCGTAAAAAATAAATCATGGGAACTACTCCAAGAAAAAAAATGACAATGGTTACTGACAACGATGGTTACGGTGCCGACAAAGGAAAATCTCAAGGTCGTAAAAAGCTAGTAAAGGGCTTGAATAAGGCTAAAGAGGTTTCTGAGAAAATCAAGAACTTGTACAATAGGGCTACAAAAAGAAAGACAATCTCTATGGAGATGGATGGTAAAACATTCACAGGAACAGAGAAAGTTGGTAAGCGTCGTTCGGTTACAAAGGTTAGCAATCCAATTTTAGGCTCAAGAAAGTCTGTTGAAACTTATGACAATAAAGGCAACACTAAACGTCAGCGTATCGTAGATAGAGATGCTTATGGAGGTAAAATGCAGGTCATCAAAAAGAAGTACTAATGCCACGCAAGAAAAAACAAATAATAACAGATAAAATAAATAGAAATCATGGGAAAAATTAAAGGAGCAATCAAAAAAGTAGTTCAAGAAAACAGCATGTTAAAGCTGAAAAAGAAAAAAGGGGTTTCAAAAGCAGTAGACAAACCTGTAGATTCTTTTTTAAAATTGAAAAAAAAGATAGTCGTACCTAAAATGACTCCAAAGAAAGCTGAGGCAATCAAAACTAATTTGCCGTCTGAGCGTATTCAATCTAGTACTCCTCAAATGTCAATGGCACAGATTGGGAAATCAATGTCTAAGAGTGGGCCACGCAAGAATCTTCGTGAGACTGCTGCTGCTGTAAAAGGCAAGTTGCAAAAAGCGTACAGCAAGGTTGTAGGAAAAAAGAAAGGATAATGCCACGCAAGATTAAACCCATAGACTTCACATGTTCGGCTCCTAAATCCTCGTTCAAGGACGAGGTAAAGCCGCCTATGCCTAAGTACTCTACGGATGAATATGTGGATTACAACAGAAAGAACAATGGTCTTGCTTTTCAAGGCAGACTAATTGATAAAAATCTTGACGCAATGTTTAAGACTCCAGGGTCAGGCGTTAAGTCAAATATAAGTCGTAGTAAAAAAACAAAAAATAAGTAAAATGGCAATGATGCAAAAAATGTCGCTTAATCAGGCGACTGGTATAGGAGACGGAAAGCTTGGAAAGAGAATTAAAAAGAAGACAAAAGAAATCAAGCGAAAAGTAAAGATGAAGCTTGGAAATCTTGGTGACGATATTCGTCGTGGTATTCGTGATTTGAAAAGCAAAGACTACTCAAAAAAAGATGACCGACAAGAAAGACGTGAAATGCGAAGAGCAAACCGAGGAGGTGCGTCTGAAGGAACTATAAAGGGAATCTCTGGAAGCGAGAATCAAAGCGAGCAAGCAGAAAGCAAAGGAAAATACTTCCAAGAAAGAAAATCTGGAGAGCGTCGTTTTGGTAAATACGCTAATCCTGTATTGTACAAAGCTGAAACAGTTGTTCGCAATATTGGTGACGCAATCGGTCAATCAAGAATGACTAGAAAAGAAAACAAAGGACGTAAACGTGCAATGCAAGATGCAGCTGGACCAACAAAGCGTAACAAAGACGTTATGGTTTGTAAGGAAGGTCAATGCCAAGCAAGATAAAATAAAATAGACCATATGGGTTTTGATTTATTTCAAGACAATATTGGTTCAAAGGGCGTGCTTACACAGGAGTGGAAGCCAAACCACGAAGAGTTTGAATATCCAAAAGAGTTTGTTGATTGGATAGACAGTATTAACTCTGGGTGGCAAAACAAATTGAAGTTCAAGCCCTTTGACTTATATTGCAAACAAGCAGACCTCTGGATGGAGGATACATCTGCGATACTGGATTACGACAATGAAGAAGACCAAATGGATTGGCTCTTCACGGAAATTCAGCGTTGTAAAGACAACACTCTTTACTTCTGTAACAAATATGGATTCATAAAAGAAGACCGTGCCGAGAATGGTATGTTACCATACAGAGCTTGGGATGCACAAAAGGTTCTTTTATTCCTATACGACTGTGGATATTCTATGATGATTGGTAAGGCCCGTCAGATTGGTTTTACCACTACCATGTGTCTTGCAGGAATGAAAAGCGCTAATCTAAACAAATCATTATTCATCAAGTTCGTTACCCACTCAAAAGACAAGGGTATAGAAATCTTCCGTGATAAGGTGAAGTGGACATACACTAAGATTCCTGATTATATGGCACAAGAAGTCAAGAACTGGACTGACCAAATCATGAACTTTGATAAGAAGGGAGACAGAAAAGGTCGTGACGAAGGTGGTGGTTCACGCTTCCAAGTAGATACTCCTGCCGTAGATGCAATCAACGGGGGTTCTCCATCTAAAGTGTTTGTGGATGAGATTGGTCTATTCGAGATTTTCGGTGAAATGATGCGTGAAGGTCGACCTGCATTGTTCAAGTTTAACCCAGAAACAGGCAAAATGACTATGCAACAGCAGTTCATCGCTTGGGGAACGGGAGGTGAAATGGACAAGGGTGGTTCTGTATTCGAGTCAGAGTTCAAGATGTGTCTTAAACAATGGAGAGAAAAAAACTATCAGTACGGAATTATACCGATATTCTTCAATGCATACGCAAGAAGAGGGGTTACAGACCAGCATATTCAAAACGAGCGTAAAGCATATCTAGCATTAGAGGGTACAAAGAAGGGGGAAACAGCTAAAGTTCAGTTCCACCAACACTACCCTATCACTATAGATGACATGTTCATCAGAAAATCACGCACGTTGTACCCAATTCATATGTGCAACATGCGACTAAATGAAATATATGGCAAAGATGTTCCTATTGAATATGGATATTTTGAACCAATCCTTGACATGTCTCAGCCAACTCCTGACCTCATTACTGATTTTAAAATTATTGGAGCGAGATGGGTAAAAACAGAGGCACGAGAAGACGTATCAACATCAGCAATCATCATACATCACCCACCTGAGGGGGAAATATGGAAGAACCGTTGGTATCAAGGTACCGACCCCATTAACTCAGAGACGGGACACTCCATGATGTGTAGTGCAATATGGGATGCGTACACAAATTCCGTGTCATCAGTTGTATTTCACCGTGATAAGAAGTTCAAATTCACATATCTTCAAGTATTACTGCAGAGTTTGTACTATGACCAACAAAAAAGAGGCGGTGTAAAGGAGCTTGTGGAGAATAACATCGGTGATATGCACGTTGACTTCCAGGAGATACATGGATTCAAGAATAAATTCACGGCAAATGCGCAGCTTCCTGACTACTTACAGACATTCGGTGGTAAATGGTTCGGAATATCAAATAAAACGAACACAGCGCCACGTATCATGGCTAAAACAGAGGAGATGATTGATTCATATGGACCAAACATTGACGTTCCATGGTTGTGGGAGCAATTAAAGACGTTTGTTGAGAAAGATTTGAAGTCTACAAATAGTCATAGACAGACAAGATACCAAGCTGCCGATTCACGATACGATTATGATGATGCCATCTTTGCGATTACGTTTGCATATATCAATGCTGTATCACATGCGAAGTATGAGCCAGAGAATATAAAGGGAGAAGGTACAGATAAGAAAGTTGTAGTTAGATTTGTCCAATGTAAAGAGACAAACTACAGAATGAAAAGAGCAAGAGTTGATAGGGATACAGGTAAGGTGCTTAAGATTCTTGATTAAAGTCAAGAAAGTACTGATTTCTTTGTACTTTACTTTTATCGAACCCTATGTCTTTGTGTTCCCAAACGGTTCCGTGCTTGTTTGTTTTAACTTCAACAAATATGTCTTGATTATCGAAGAAGTACTTAAGCTCTTTTTTTCCAAGCTTCTTAGCAGATAAATTTTTGTATATCATGCTTGTGTCTTCCCACATTTTATTTTCATTGTACCAGTACAAATGATATTCTGGCTTCTTTCTATCTGTTTCAAATATCGTAGTGATATAACTCTTCATGATAAAGTGATGTGTGCGGTCTTCTATGACCTCTATAATCTTATTGCTTGAGTACTTAGAAGATGTAGTCATTGTATACTGACGAGTTAAAAACAACATCGACTTCCTTCTCTAAATCTGCAGTTTTCATAACTACATAATTAGAGTTCTTGTCGTTAACCCAACAAATATATGACTTTCCAATTTTTAAATTGGTGTTTTTTTCTATTATTTTTTTATAGACCCCTAACTGTAGCGAGTATGTGTTGTACTCACATTCGGAAAGATGTTGAAGACCATTGGTCATTTTATTCTTGTACTTACTGTAAGTAGCTATCTCTTTGTTTGTCTTGTAATCCCATATCTGAAGCTCACTATCAACCACATTATAGAACAACTTGTCAAGCATTCCGCAGATGCGCAAATCTTTATCTCCAACCACAAGCTCTGCTCTTACTAACAATAGG